AAATAATTCACGATGAATAATAATTTACACCCGTTATCAAGGGCGTAAAAGCACCCACCCAAACCCTCCCAAGGGAGGGCTCCGCCTTACCACGCGCTACGCGCGATTAAGTGAAATATAAATTGGGATTTCATCGAATCCTTTTTTATATTTTTTATATTGTCTCGCTCAGGTCCGCTCCTACGTCGCAGATCTTCGCTCTTAAGCATCTTCATATTCCGCATAAGTCATTAATTGAATCTGATAAAATGACATCTGGCTAACAGCACCTCCGTTGTTAACAAAAGTTCCTATAGCTGAGTGATATACTGCCCAGAAAGTAAGAGTACTCATTTCTGATTGCTGTGGCTGTGTACTTAGTTCATCATATTTCAAATGTTTATTTTTAAGTATAAACTTTGTGATGTCAAAACCAAACGAACGAGTAAGCCCAAAATCGTTAGACTGACCTACGTTTTGAGATGGTAAAAAGTTCTGATTTCCAGCGCCTAATTTAAATCTCTTATGATAATGTACCTTGTACAAATCTTTATTAAGATTAAATAACTGTTCGTTAAAAGCACCTGTTGGAGTCAAATCAGTTCCTCCGCTTTGATACATTTTATCTAATGTATTAGGTACAGCTGTTAGATTATTCATTAATCTACCAAAATAAATATCTACATAACCAGTCTGCGTGTTAGTTAGTAAATTAGAAGGTATTCCTGAAGTATTAACGAATGCTGGATTAGGCTGAATAAGGCCTTTTACAATCCATCGTTTTAGTTTAATAGAATTACCTATACGGTTATTAACCGCAGTTCCTTGAGGAATTGAGAAAGTACCTGTTGCTGACGAACCAGGTACCCAAGTAACCCAAGTAGTTGTAGACGATGTTTTACTACATATATCTAAAAGAGTTAGTTTGGTGTCTGTATACTTGTTTTCAACATTCGACGCAATAACTTTTTGAACCCTCTGCGTAAACGAGACCATAGGCATCTTTTTACGATAGTTGCGACGGGGGGTAGCGCGGGGAGTACGTGGAGTACGTGGCGTAGAGCGTGGAGACTTGCGCGGAGTATATTTGCGACCATACGCCATTCTTTATATTGTATTAATATTATATCTTTATATTAATTTATGTTTTTTAAACGCGTTTAAACGGTTTAAAGATTATCTATATGTATTTCATAAATGAAAACTCGATTGTGGTGCTTTACTAATTACGATCTATCTTTTAATTACCAAGAGCTTTTTGATAAAGAAAGTATTAACTACTTAGCTTACGGTGAAGAAATTTGCCCGACTACGAACCGTAAGCATCATCAGGGTTTTGTACATTTTAAAAACCCAAGAGGCAGTAGCAAACAAGTTGCTATAGATTTCAATAAATCTCATGTTGAACCCTGTGTAGGGAGTCTAAATGATAACGAGAAGTATTGCTCTAAGGAATCCAGTTTGATTACATTTGGTACTAAACCCAGTCAGGGTGAACGGACTGATTTAGATGATGTTAAGAATGATATAATGGCTGGGAAATCTGTGGATGCTGTGTGTATGGATACTCCCCACCTATTTCACCAGTATGGTAGGACTTTATCACGTATCGAAGATATCTGCTTACGTAAAAAGTTTAGAAACTGGGTAACAACTTGCGATTGGTTTTTCGGCAAAACTGGTATGGGTAAATCCCATCATGCTTTTAAGGATTTTAACCCTGAAACTCATTATAGAGTACCTGATGATAACGGATGGTGGGACGGATATACGGGACAAAGTGTCGTAATCCTTGATGAGTTTAGGGGTGGTAAAATGAAGTATTGTGAATTGCTAACTTTAATCGATAAATACCCGATAACCGTGCGTCGTCGTGGCCGTGAACCCGCACCTTTTTTAGCCACTCACATAATAATTACAAGCTGTTACTCGCCTCAAGTATGTTATAAGAACATGTTAGACTATCAAGATAGCATTAACCAACTTTTAAGGCGAATTAAAGTCTTTGAGACTTTGGGTGGAACTGAAGTTCTGGAACAGAAGTGGTCTGAGGTAATACTGAACTCAGACCAAGAGATCGAAAAAGTTCACGATGAATAGAATTGCTAACTCTATAGTGAAAAGCAAAAAGCCACCCCCCAAACCCCCCTAACGGGGGGCTCCGCCTTACACGCGCTACGCGCTGATAAGGGAAATATAAATTGGGATTTCATCGAATCCTTTTTTATATTTTTTTTATGTGATCTAATTTATGCGTCTTCGTATTCCGCATATGTCATTAATTGAATCTGATAAAATGACGTCTGGCTAACAGCACCTCCGTTGTTAGCAAAAGTTCCTATAGCTGAGTGATATACTGCCCAGAAAGTAAGAGTACTCATTTCTGGTTGCTGTGGCTGTGTACTTAGTTCATCATATTTCAAATGTTTATTTTTAAGTATAAACTTTGTGATGTCAAAACCAAACGAACGAGTAAGCCCAAAATCGTTAGACTGACCTACGTTTTGAGATGGTTGAAAGTTCTGATTTCCAGCGCCTAATTTAAATCTCTTATGATAATGTACCTTGTACAAATCTTTATTAAGATTAAATAACTGTTCGTTAAAAGCACCTGTTGGAGTCAAATCAGTTCCTCCGCTTTGATACATTTTATCTAATGTATTAGGTACAGCTGTTAGATTATTCATTAATCTACCAAAATAAATATCTACATAACCAGTCTGCGTGTTAGCTAGTAAATTAGAAGGTATTCCTGAAGTATTAACAAATGCTGGATTAGGCTGAATAAGGCCTTTTACAATCCATCGTTTTAGTTTAATAGAATTACCTATACGGTTATTAACCGCAGTTCCTTGAGGAATTAGAAAAGTACCTGTTACTGATGAACCAGGTACCCAGGTAGCCCAAGTAGTTGTAGACGATGTTTTACTACATATATCTAAAAGAGTTAGTTTGGTGTCTGTATACTTGTTTTCAACATTCGACGCAATAACTTTTTGAACCCTCTGCGTAAACGAGACCATAGGCATCTTTTTACGATAGTTGCGACGGGGGGTAGCACGGGGAGTACGAGGGGTACGTGGCGTAGAGCGCGGAGACTTGCGTGGAGTATATTTGCGACCATACGCCATTCTTTATTATTTAGTTGAGAAAATAATTTCTGATTTTAAACGCAGTGCGTTCTATTTAAAGATTTAATTTATTATATATTAATAAATGGCACGTAATCAATTATGTACTTGGGATTTTACTGTTAAGAAAGATTTGTGTTCGGTTGATGAGCTTAGAGATAAGCTTAAAATACACTGTAAGAAGTTTGTATTTCAAGAAGAATTAGGTGAAACAGGCTACGCTCACTACCAAGGTCGTGTTTCCCTAAAAGTTAAGAATAGAAAAGGACCAGTCTTAGGATATAGTGAACATTGGTCCCCAACCTCTGGAGAGAACGAAGACAATGATTTTTATGTTACTAAAGAAGACACTCGGGTGGCTGGACCCTGGAGTGACAAAGATATGTATATCCCAAAACAAGTCCGTAATATAACGCTACGTGGCTGGCAAAAAACTATTTTAGAAACGCGTAATGACTGGGACACGCGATCTATCAACGTAGTCGTATGTATAAATGGTAATATCGGAAAATCTACTTTGGCTACATATGCTGGCTGTCGTGGTCTAGCCCGCAATTTACCGTGTATGGAATCTTATAGAGACTATATGCGCATGGTCATGGATTGTCCCAAGAGCAGTCTTTATCTTGTAGATTTCCCAAGGAGTATGTCAAAAACTAATTGCGCAGGATTTTGGTCTGCTATAGAAACCATTAAAAACGGCTATGCGTACGACGATAGATATGGTTTCCGTGAGGAATATTTTGACTGTCCGAACATCTGGGTCTTTATGAATGATCAGCCAGACCAAGGTTGGCTATCAAAAGACAGGTGGAAGTACTGGGAAGTGTCTAATGGCGAGCTAAAGCTCTGTAATACTAAATTAGACACGATTGGCTCAACTGGCTCAAACCCAGAAAAGCCTGAAATAATTCACGATGAATAATAATTTACACCCGTTATCAAGGGCGTAAAAGCACCCACCCAAACCCTCCCAAGGGAGGGCTCCGCCTTACCACGCGCTACGCGCGATTAAGTGAAATATAAATTGG